TACGCTGTACAGTCAAAATAGAGAAGAAGAACGCGATATTGCCGAGCTTGAACGTGATCTAGAAGCACTAAAAAAGCGTCGTGGTATGAACGAAGACTACTACGAAACAGACGAGCAACGTGAACTTGCTAGACTAGGTCGTATCCTTATGGACATGGGCAAGAAGCGCGACGACGATGTAGGTGCGGTTATGGGTCGTGTTGGTAATGAACTTACCAAATACGGTAGCCCTGAAGGTGCAAACTCAATCAAGAAACTGAAGCAAGTCACAGGACAACCAGAAAGTGTTATCATGAAGATGATGGCACTAGCACAGAAAGTGGAAGGTGATGTTGCTGTAGGCGCTGATGTACCAGACGAAGAAGAAGTCCAAGAAAGTGCTACTAAAAAAACTGTAATCAAAGTAACCAACATCAAATGGAACGCAGGCCCTGGCGTAGACTTGCCTAGCAGTGTCACAATAACCCTCCCTACTCATATTGCACATGCATACGAAGACAATGAATTCGACATGGTCAATGATGAATTAGAAGAAAAGTATGGATATACTGCAAAAAACTTTAATTATCAGTTTGCAGAAAGCTATCAAGACAGCCTAAAGAACAAGATTGGTCGTGCCAGTGACGAGTTTGATGTGGGTACCAACAACTATGAAGTTAAAATTGATGGCAAGCCTTGGAAAGTGTTTAGAACAAAAGCAAGTGCTATCAAAGCAGCCAGCACAATTGAAATGAAGTACGGAAAGAAAACAGAAGTCTACGCTACAAGAAAGCCAGTGAGCGAAGGCACTGCCAAAGACTTTGACGAAAAGTTTAGAAAACATCTTGATCTATACACAAAGAGTCAGAAAGTAAGGGACTACAAAGCCGACAAAGCTCAGCAGAATCTCGATCGTATGAAAGCAATGGACCCAGGCAATATCAATCCATTGATCATTGACAAGCCAAAAGCACATATGAAAGCTCGCAAAGCAGGTGTTCCGCAAACAGTTATTAGTACAAACCAAAATCGCAAATTGCCAGAAGGTTTGGAACACGATATCAAGATTGGTGACACAGTGCAAACACTAAAGATGGGTCAAATGCAAGGCACAGTAACAGGCTTTAGCACAAAGAGTGGTAGTACCAAAGTAATGTTCAAGCACAAGTCAGGCAAGGTATATGCTACGCCTGCTAGTAATTTGAAGGTGATTGACACTGCAAAAAAGACTGAAAGCCAGGTAGAGGAAAACATTGACCTACGTCACAATCTACAACCTGGCACATACAAGCACAAGTTACAGAATATTCAAGTGTCAATCGACGATAACGGCAGTGTTACTTTCATGCAACCTGCACAATGGGAAATTGAAGGCGACCAAGAATACTTGGAATATGTAGAATCACAACTGGCTATGCCTGAATATTGGGAAGCAGAACTAGACGAGGCTAAAAAGAAGCCTGTGCCGACCAAGCCAGACAAGTGGGCATACGCTAAAGCTCAAGCCAAGAAAAAGTTTGATGTATATCCAAGTGCTTATGCAAATGCATGGGCAGCCAAGAAGTACAAAGAACTAGGCGGCGGATGGAGAATGGGCAAGAAAAAATGAGAGACCTGATCAACTTAATGGAGGCAATCGAAGACGGTTGTCCTCCAGCAACGCAAAGCATCGATCTTAATCTAAAGAATCGCAAAAAAGCCATTGATGAATACATGTATGGTCCTCTAGATCCAAACGAACCAAACGAAGAGTACTGGCAAAAGATTGCTGATGAATGGAACATGGATGATATTGAGCAAGCGAAGAGTGCTCGTTGTGGAAATTGTGCTGCGTTTGACATAAGCGACGATATGCAGGACTGTATTGCAAAAGGTATAGGTAGTGAAGCAGGCAGTGATCCAATGGACACAATCGATGCCGGCGAACTTGGCTATTGCAAATTCTTAAAGTTCAAGTGTGCAAGCAAGCGTACATGTAGTGCATGGGTCGAAGGCGGCCCTATAGAAGACTAATATGAAAGCAAGCGAATTTGTAGCAGAATACGAAGGTGGGCTACGCAAGTGGTTTAAACAAAAATGGGTAAACATTGGCAAAAAGAAAAAAGGCGGTGGACACCCAGAGTGTGGTACTAGTGGAGACAAGAAAGGCTATGCTAAGTGTGTGCCAGCGTCAAAAGCTGCAAGTATGTCAAAGAAAGAAAAAGAGTCAGCAACTCGTCGCAAACGTGCGGCGCAGAACAAGGCAGGCCGTGGCGGTAAAAAGCAGTCAGGCCAGGGCAACAAACCAATTAGGGTAAGCACTAAAAGTAAAAAATGATTATTATAATCGGAGATAGTTGGGGAGTAGGAGAATGGAGCCCCGGCGAAAACGGATGTTCATTATCAGGGCCTGGTTTCGGAAACTATCTTTCATTGCATGATCAAGTAATTAACTTATCACTAGGAGCAGGAAGTAACACGGATAGTGTTAGTAGATTAGAATTATTGCTCGAACAATTCACTCCAACCCCTTACGATACTTTTTTTTGGATTATAACCTGTCCTTCGAGGTGTTTTTATAAATTTGATAATACAGGTTTTTTGGATTATGCCGAACAACATTTATACAATGTTTTCGATAGAGCAAACACAATAGCATCCAATGCTTGTATTAAAATAAAACTCATCGGCGGAGTTTGTGATTTGACTGATGATTATACTCAACACTTTGAATGCTTGGATATAATTGTCCCAAGTTGGGGCAAACTTATTGATAAGAATTATCCTGCTTGTCCTTACTTTCCCAATGCAGATATTCTGAAACATTTTAAATATGATCCAACTATAATCGATAATATAGAAAGAAAGTCTGAATACTGGGAAAAAAGTGATTGCTTTCCTGATTCAGGACATCCCGATCGATACTGTCATAAGTTACTGAGAGACACCATTTTTCCTGAATGGAGTCATAAATTTTAATATAAACGCCGAGCTTAGCCTTAGAGATAAGTAGTTGCATGATACACTGTCCGGACAAATTGTTAAAAATATTCGATAAACTTGACGAAAATAAAATTTTTTCCCCTGATTGCATAATGAAAAATCAAGTTGCAGGTTTTAGTTCTCGAGAGTTGAAAATACTTGATAATCAAGGACTATCTACCTATTTGTCAAACATTGTAGGCGATAGTTATATTGCATTAGGTATGTTGTTGCACAGCACTAATCCGTATAGCATACACACCGACTACCAAAAGGATCAAGACTACGAAGACAATTGCAGAGAGCCAAGCGAAGCAATACTTATACCTTTGCAAACTCTATCAGTGCATACAATTGTTTTCAACCAGCAAGCAACAAATAATGACCAAATTGAAAAATTACCAGATATACAAGATCATGTTACAAATGTATTTTGGCAAAAAAATTTGACACATTGTGATGAATATCTAAAAACTAAGGTATCTGTAAAAAGTTATAACAGTTGGCAAAGAGGACAACCAATTGTTTGGCACAGAAAAGATTTACACTGTAGCGATAATTTTGTACAAAACAACATTTCTATCAAAAAAGCTGTAGTTTTTTTTATGTATAAAAAAACTGATCATTCTTGTGTAAACTAAGTATCATATTATGATAGATCTGTTACTGCTCTCGGTTCCTTTTACTGATTCGCTGGTACCGCCTGCTGCCCCGGCAATTCTTAGTGCGTCAGCTAAATCAAACGGATACAGTGTAAATTACATAGATTGGAACATAGAAATACTTCAAAAAGAAAAAACTACTCTTGATCAATTTAGAGATTTTTCTGTGTCTAACATAATAGGTAATTATGAAATTTTGCTATCAGAAACTAACAAACTTGTCGACAGAATAAAGAAAATACAGCCAGTATATGTTGGAATAAGTGTGTTTACCTACAATTGCTTGCCTGTAACAAAATTATTATGCCTTATGTTGCGTATTCATTGCCCAGAAACAAAGATAATTTTAGGCGGCCAAGGATTGTCTAATAATGGAATAAACAGTAACGATAATTGGGGACAGCATGCACTAGAACTTAATTTGTGCGATTACTGGATAAAAAGCGAAGGTGAAGTTGCTTTAATCGAGATTCTAAATAAAAAAATACAAAGCCAACTATTTAACACAAATCAATGGACACAAATTCAAGATCTAGATCAGATGCCTTATCCTGATTACGATATCTATAATTTCAAGGACTACGATGCAACTATTCCTATTACTAATAGTAGAGGTTGTGTAAGAAGATGCACATTCTGCGATATTCATGAACATTGGCAAAAGTTTGTGTTCAGAGACGGCACAAGTGTAGCAAAAGAAATGATTTATCAAGCAAAAAAACATAATATCTATCAATTTACATTCACAGATAGTTTACTCAATGGTAGTATGAAAGCCTATAGAAATTTAGTTACCACATTAGCAGAATATAACCAGTCGGTCCATGATGATAAAAAAATATCCTGGAGTAGTCAGTTTATCTTCAGGCCGGTACAACACATGACAGATAACGACTGGAAACTAACAGCACTAGCAGGTGGCAATAATTTAGCAGTCGGGGTTGAAAGTTTAAGCGAAGAAATCCGTGACCATATGAAGAAAAAATTTAGCAACGAAGATATTGTTAACAACGTTGCTATTATGCAAAAGTATGGCATTACATGTACATTCTTAATGATTGTGGGTTATGTGACAGAAACCGATAAACACATACAAGAAGCAAAAGAAATGATTAAGCTGCTAAGTCCCTACGCAGGCAATACTATTGTAAAAATACAATTTGGCAGTACTTTGGCTATTTTGCCGGGTACTCCATTGTCTCGGATGTACGGAGATGTAATTATACCCGGCAAAAGAGAAAATGATTGGATTAATGTTCAGACAGGAAATACACTAGCCAAAAGACTAGACTGGATGCAAGAACTAAAATCACATGCTAGTCTATGTGGTTTTAATGTAAAAAGAGATTCTGTACACGAAAGTCTATTGGAAAGTTTTGGTACCGATGCTAGGTAAAGTAAACATTATCGCCGAAGACTATAACGGAACAGCTGGATTAGTTTTGAGATCAAGCAATGAGCTGGATTTTGGTGTAAGTATTAAACCAAATAGTCTTGCATCGGGACGAAGTTCGATACAATTTACATTTACTCCGGGAAACTCCTTGTCGATATATATCACAGGTAAAGATCATACTCAGGATACAGCAGTAAACAACGATGGGAAAATAGTCAGTGATAAACACATAAGAATAGAAAGTATTCAGTTGGGCTATTTGTATCTAGAGGAAGAACATCTTTACGCTATAAATTTTGATCCTTATTTGGCATTTAACAATAAAATAAGTACAATTGATATTCCACCGTTAGATGATTGGCCGCAATTCTATTTGAAGATTTTACAATCAATCAACTAACAAAAAAGATTTGCCTTAGGACCGTTACGTTAAGGCAATGGCCGGCTGCTGGCCTGGTTTTGCGACTCGCTACCGCAAAATCTAAAGTGAGCAATTTTTTTTGCTAATTAACATTATGCATTTAGTTCATAATATGATTACACCAGCAACTATTTTAAACGACACTCTACCAGACAAGTTACCATGGCCTGAACTAGATTGGCTACATGATATTCCTGGAAAAACATTTTATGGTTTGTGGATTACAGGTCAGAGAAATATTCCTAATAACTTTGACAATTATGTTTTTGCATGGTTCGGAGAGCCTTTGGATTATCCTTGGTTATATCAGATAGCAAAGGCAAATAAAACAAAGAAATTTATAGTTCTAGATAACGGGCCTAAAGACAACACCTACTACCCAAAAAATGTATTTTACTATAGTTTTCCGTGCTACGATTTGATGATAAATCAAATTTTAAAATGGCATCCTGATCCAATTAAAAAAGATGTAAAATACAAGGTAAGTGCTATTTGCAATAGGATTACTCCGAGTAAAATGTTTGCAACTACAGCACTACTAGAAGCTTTTCCAAGAAATGAAATAACTGTAAAGTTAAGTTCATGGTTACAACAAGATGAAGATTTTGTGTTTCAACCTACTGGCAATGCCACACTCGACGAACTTAAAGAAATTTTTGTAAGGAAATATTATGGACAGGAAATATTAGTCGACGAGCAATTCGATTTCAGCGACATGCATGCTACTACTAACATGCAAAATATTTTTTACTCTGGTGCAGCAATTCATTTAAATTTAGAAAGTCACCCAATGAGTTATATGTCAGAGGAGGACGGTGTAAAACATATACGCCCCGGTCCGAATTTGAGTGAAAAAACTTTTAAATGCTTGCTCGCAGAGATTGCATTTATTCCAGTTTCGCAGTATAATGTATATGGATACTTAAAACAACTAGGATTACAATTTGATTATGAACTGGATTTATCGTTTGACAATGATCCAGGAAATTTTACAAGATATGCAAGTATTTGTGATCTCCTCAAAGAACTACAAAAATATGATGTTGTTGATTTGATTAATATGACATCCGAATCTAGTAGATTTAATAGAGATTTTATTGTATCTCAGAACTTTAGTAATAAATGTAATTTATTAAGACAGCAATCAATCAATGATATATATAAAGAACACATCTAACAAGGACCGCAAATGAGTTATACAGTATACCAACACTGGGATCCCCTTGAAGTTTGTATAGTAGGGAAAACTTATCCGCCTGAATTTTACCAATGGATCGACAATACTAAAACACGAAATCGATTCGAGAAATTAGCACAAGAAACAGAAGAAGATTATCAGAATTTAATTAAACTTCTCGAAAACAAGTTTGGAGTAAAAACTCTACGTCCTGAATTCCCCGATGACATCAATGAGCTTTACATAGACGGTAAGTGGGTGCAACCGCCTACTGCGCCTAGAGATTACTTTATAACTATTCATGACAAATTTTGGGTTCCGAACGTTCCTAATGCAAGTCATGCTTGGGGAGTATGCTACAGGCAAAACAAAGAAAGTTGGATGGAAGATTTTGTTCGTCCACAAGATTTCTATAACACATACCCTGAGTATAAAGAATCAATGAAAAAAGCACTGGATGCTTTTGCTGTAAAAGATCAAAAACACTTAGATGCTAAACTTGGATTCTATAAACATATTTTTGAACAAATAGAACAGAATAGTAACATAGTGTATACCGATTTGGATTTTATAAACGGATGTTTTGTTAGTAGACTAGGCGATGATTTATTTTTTGCTACTCAAACCTATTACGACGACAAACAAAAAATACTTGATCAAGTAAACCAACTCTTTCCTGATACAACAAACCATGTTGTTAATGCCGGCGGTCACGGAGATAGTGTATATTGTCCTATTACTCCTGGATTGATTATCAGCTTAAATGATATTCCTACATACGCTGATACTTTCCCAGACTGGGAAGTTGTATATCTACCCGACAGTGAGTATGCTCATATGCGCAAATTTGAAAAGAGCATGAAAATCAACAAAGGTCGCTGGTTTATGCCCGGGTTCGAGCAGGATCAAAATCTTGTTCACATGGTGGATCATTATTTTGATGAATGGGTAGGGGAAGTACACGAAACAGTATTCGACGTAAACATTCTCATTGTCGATCCTAAAAACATTATTGTAAGTAGTCATAATGATAAAGTAGAAGAAGCCTGTGCTCGTCATGGCATTAATGTTCATGTATCACCGTTCAGGCACAAGTATTTCTGGGATTGTGGCATCCATTGTGTAACCAATGATCTAAGTCGCACAGGCGGACGTCAAAAAATATTATGATTAAACCGGTATTGCCGTTTCTAGAGTTAATGATTATAAATGCATGTAATCTTAGTTGCCAGGGGTGTACCACGTTTAGCGACCTGAAGCATAAAGGAAGTATTCGATGGTCCACTGGCAAACAATGGCTAGAACCATGGACTGATAGATTGGATTTACAAGCAATAGGACTTATGGGCGGCGAGCCTCTGATGAACCCAGATCTAGAAAATTGGCTTTATGGCATAAGAGAATTATTACCCAACGCCCAAATTCGATTTGTCACAAACGGCACTCTTTTGCATAAACACTGGAAAATCTTTGATATTCTTAGAGACCTTGGCAATACTGTATTTAAAATAAGCTATCATACTCAATCAGAATCACTAGATCAGTGCATTGACAGAATTTTTGAGAATTATGAATGGGAACCAGTGACCGAGTTTGGAATAAACAGATTTAAAGAAAAAAATAGAGATTTTAGATTTCAATTAGCTAGACCTGAATATTTTTTCAAAACATTTATAGGCCCATATGAAGACATGCAGCCTCACAATAATAATCCATCAGATGCATTTGATATGTGTGTGCAACAAAAGTGTCCACTGTTATACAATGGCAAAATTTTCAAATGCGGAACCTTAGGATTAACCCCGGACATTTTATCTAGATTTAATCACCCTAATAGCACACAGTGGGAAAAATTTATAGATACAGGGTTGGATCCACAATGTGAGATTTCTGAAATTGAAAAATTTGTTGCAAATTTTGGTAAACCGCACAGACTGTGCGGGCAATGCCCTAGTAAAAAAGATTCCAGCAGTATAATTCTACACAAGGAAACAGTAACATTTAAATAATTACCTTTTGAGCAATTTTGATTCAACAATATCTTTACTTTGGATCAATGGCTCACTACACTATAGTTTAATCATACAAAAGGATAAACATGAACGATACTAAAATTTTTAATCCAGAACAAAAAGCAAAACTAACTCAACTGGTTAACGAAGGTATGGGTGTGTTAACAGAAGTAGAAGTTCTCAACGAAGGACTAAATGACACAATTAAAGCAGTAGCAGAAGAGCTTCAAGTAAAACCTAGTATTCTCAAGAAAGCAGTAAAGATTGCTCACAAAAGCAAATTTGGCGAAACACAAGCTGATCATGACGAACTTACTACCATCTTAGAAACAGTAGGACGCACTCTTTGACATCAGAAATCAATCAGGTTTTTACTAGGTATGTTTAACGGCTTAACCATAAATGAATGTGTTACTTGGCTAAATGATGTACCACGTAACTCCTGGTATCGAGAAAAAATCAAGAATATTGTCAAAGATAAAGTTGTTTTTGAAATAGGATGCGGCAGTGGAATCCTAGCTGCCTATTGTTTAGAATTTGGCGCTAAACATTACTATGGCGTGGACATAAGATCACACCGTGCTGAATATACTAAACGTTTACTTGATTCTCTAGGGTATGCCGGAAAACACACTGTATATTCTGCTAATTTTTTGGAATTTTCGGGCATCGAAGAAAAAATTGATATCTTACTAATTGAACAAACTGGTAATCAATATCAAAACAATTTTATGATTAAACAATGTTGGCAACATGCTTGTAAAATATTTCCTTACAAGCACATTTCTCTTCCTGATCAATGGGAAGTTGATGTTGAATCATATAACAGCATCTTAACAACTGATCTGTTGGAGAACCTGCCTAGTAGATTTATCAACGATCCCAGTTTGCCTACAAACTATTTTTCAGCAGTGCAATCTTTAAGTATGCTTAAACCAACATTAGTAACACAAAACGCTTTAACAATTAACGCAGAGAACTGTGACCATCCGATTGAGTTTGATATTCATATGCCGGGTACGCCGTCGGCAACATTTATAATGCAGGATTACATTAGTTTTAGAGGAGATCGTTGTTATACTGCAAGTGCAGTGTCTGATTGGCCTGACCCAATTGTTCTTAAACAAGAAAACAGAACAGAAGTAACTAAGTTTTTGTGGGATACGTCATCGAGTCTTCTTCCTGATTTCCGCAGAGGATATTGGACAGTACAGTGAATCAATTTGATGATCAGATGAACAGTGCTACCTGGAATACACATCAGGATCTACATAAGTTACTAGAGTGTTTACTGAATCAAGATTGGAAAGTACAAGAATGCAATAATTTAGATTTTGCAATATTGAAAAACAACAGCAGATTCTTAGAAATTAACTTTACACACCCTCCTACTAGGGAAAACGATATTGTAATCAGCGATCATTATGATCCGTTGGACCATTCTTTGCTAAGTTTAGCGCCATCTGTGTTTGGGCATTATACTGTAAACTTCGAATATCAAAATGTTATTCCAACAAAAAAGTTTACTTGTTTAATAGGCAGAGGATGTGTTAATAGAAGCAGTTGGTTTTACTGGTTTGTTAGAGAAAATTATCTCAATCAGGCTTATATTACATATCATTGCGAAGATAGATCGTCTAATGTCAACGCAGATGAATATTTTGATATTTTGTTTAAAAATAATCAAACTTTTAATAAAGAACATCACTGGATTAGAACAAACAATATAGTTTTTCCGTTTAAGAATTTTGATATTCCAATAGAACAGGCTATCATCGACAGTGAAAAAAATTTAGTCATTGAGACTTTTTTTGAGGACATAACCGGAGGAATAACTCTGACTGAAAAAACCTTCAGAGCTTTACAACTTCCACGTCCGTTTTTGTTGTTTGGACTTAAAGGAAGTGTTAAACTATTAAGAGAATGGGGATTTGATGTATACGATGACTACATCGACCATTCTTATGACACAGAGGACCACTGGTTAACAAGACAAACTATGATTTTATCTGAACTACAAAAACCTTTGCCTTACAGTTTACAATTGCTAGAAGATTTTGAAATAAAAGCCCAACACAATAATAAAGTTTTACAAGAAAATCTAAAACAATGGCCAGAGTTTTTTAAAAAAATTCAAGATCAGTTAAAAAATTTATCAGGAAAGTTAGGAGATAAATGAGTTACATTGACGCACTGTTTGATCGTGATCACGATCGTATTCATGTAGTAGAACGAGTAGATGGCAGGAGAGAGTATCGAGAGTATCCTGCTAACTATGTGTTCTATTACGAAGATCCTCGCGGCAAGTTTAAAAGCATCTACGACGAACCTGTAAGTAGATTCAGCAGTCGCACTAACAAAGAATTCCGCAAAGAACTGCGTATGCACAACGGAAAAAAGGTGTTTGAAAGTGACATCAATCCTGTGTTTAGATGTTTTGAAGAAAACTATAAAGGTGCTAACGCTCCTAAACTACACACTTGCTTTTTCGATATTGAGGTTGACTTTGATCCTGTAAAGGGCTATTCCAAGCCTGAAGACCCATTTAATCCGATCACAGCAATCACAGTATACTTGGACTGGCTAGATCAGTGTATAACTTTTGTACTGCCGCCAAAGCATATGAGCTGGGATACAGCAACAGAAATTTGCAACGAATTTGAAAACACATTCTTATTTGAGCGCGAAGAGGACTTGCTTAATGCATTTTTAGATGTAATCGAAGATGCTGATGTATTAAGTGGGTGGAACAGCGAAGGTTTTGATATTCCGTATACAACTATGCGTATTACCAGAGTGCTTAGTAAAGATGATACAAGACGCATGTGTTTATGGGGACAGTTACCTAAACAGCGTACCTTTGAACGTTTTGGTGCAGAAAACTTGACTTTTGATACAATTGGCAGGATCCACATGGACTATATGCAATTGTACAGAAAATACACATACGAAGAGCGCCACAGTTATAGTTTGGATGCTATCGGTGAATATGAACTAGGCGAGCGTAAGGTTGCATATGAGGGTACACTAGACCAACTATACAACAATGACTTTAAAACGTTTATTGACTACAACCGTCAAGATACAATGTTACTAGCAAGGATGGACAAGAAGCTGAAGTTCCTGGATCTGGCTAATACACTAGCACATGAAAACACTGTACTTCTACAAACAACCATGGGTGCCGTTGCAGTAACAGAGCAAGCAATTATTAACGAAGCACACGAGCGTGGTCTAGTTGTGCCTAATAGACGTGAACGGCTCGACGGCGAAGATACACAAGCCGCAGGTGCGTATGTAGCATATCCAAAAAAAGGTATCCACGAATGGGTAGGCGCTATTGATATCAACAGTCTGTACCCTAGTGCTATTCAAGCTCTTAATATGGCACCCGAGACTATTGTAGGACAAATACGTCCAATTATGACAGATCATTATATCAAAGAACGCATGGGCAAAAAAATGAGTTTTGCCGCGGCATGGGAAGGTTTGTTTGCTACATTAGAATACACTGCTGTAATGGAACAGCAACGCGGCACAGAGCTTACTGTAGACTGGGAAACAGGCGAAACAAGTGTACACAGTGCTGCTGAACTTTGGAAAGTTATTTTTGACAGCAACAGTCCTTGGCTTTTAAGTGCAAATGGCACAATCTTTACATACGAACAAGAAGGTGTCGTTCCAGGACTACTAGCACGATGGTATCGAGAACGTAAAGAGCTACAGGCAAAACTGCGTGAAGCAACTACAGCAGACGACATTGAGTTTTGGGACAAGCGACAACTGGTTAAGAAGATTAATTTGAACAGTTTGTATGGTGCAATTCTTAACCCAGGTTGTAGATTCTTCGATAAACGTATTGGACAAAGTACCACACTAACTGGACGTAGTATTGCTAAACACATGGACGGCTTTACCAACGAAATGATTACAGGAAAGTTTGATCATGTCGGCGAAGCAGTTATCTATGGCGACACAGATAGTGTGTATTTCAGTGCATGGCCTGTTATACGCAAAGAAGTAGAAGAAGGTCGCATGGAATGGAACAAAGAGATTTGTATACAGTTATATGATAGTATTGCAGATCAACTGAATGCAAGTTTTCCTGGATTTATGGAACGAGCATTTCATTGTCCACGTGAAATGGGTGCAAAGATTAAAGGCGGTCGAGAAATTGTTGCAGATCGAGGACTTTACATTACCAAAAAACGTTACGCTGTAAATGTATATGACGTCGAAGGCAAACGCCAGGACGTTAATGGTAAAACAGGAAAGATCAAAGCAATGGGATTGGATCTCAAACGCAGTGATACTCCTGTGTTTATGCAAGACTTTCTTAAAGAAATTTTAGAACGTGTTCTAAACGGGGCAAACCGTAAAGAAATTGTAGAGCGTGTACTAGAGTTTAAACGTAAATTCAAAGATCTACCAGCGTGGGAAAAGGGTACACCCAAGCGTGTTAACAATTTAACAAAGTTCACAGCCGAAGAAGAAAGACTAGGTAGAGCAAACATGCCAGGACATGTGCGAGCAGCAATCAACTGGAATAATCTCAAGCGGATGAACGGCGATAATTACAGCATGAACATTGTGGATGGTATGAAAACTGTTGTGTGCAAGCTCAAAGCAAATCCGCTTAACTGGACCAGTATTGGTTATCCAACTGATGAAATGCACTTGCCTGAATGGTTTAAAGAACTGCCGTTCGACGAAGATCTCATGGCAACAACCATTGTAGATCAAAAGATTGAAAACCTATTAGGTGTTCTAAAATGGGATATCGCCGGTAGTACACAAACCAGTAATACGTTTAACACATTGTTTGAATTTGAATGAAACCTATAAGTGAACTGATTAAAATAATTGATTCTGTAAATGCTGTTGATCTAGATAGCACGAAACAATTCTTAGATAAAACATTTCGCAACACCACTGGAGCAATAAACAACGCTGACTATCACAGTAAAGATGTTTTAGAAAATATTCAACATATCAACAATATTATTTCAGCCCAACATCAACAGCTCAAAAAAACTTTACAAGATTATGTAGATTTTATACAACAAGAAATTACAAAACAGGAAGAAGCATACCAGCTAGCTAGTAACAATATCTATCACGAGTCGTTGAACGATTCGGCAGAGTATCTTTTAACAAGAAGAAAAAACAATAATCTTTTAACAGAAGATCAGGATTGTTTTGATATTTTTTGCGGTAGGATTTCAGAATACAATCGTTGGCAACATCCTGCATTAGAAATAAGACCGGCGTTTGGGCAGTTCACAGATATAATTAAAGGATGCGATCCTTTATACTTATTAGATACAGACGAAAATATGTTTCAACAGATAAAACAAAGATGGAAAGATGCATATCAACGTAGATTGTGCTATTATACCTACAAAGAAACAGACAACGAAATGTTCCACATGTTGCCTAAAAATCAATTCGGATTTGTTTTAAGTGTGGACTTGTTTGAATACAAGAATATGAAAACAATACAACATTATCTAATAAATGTGTTTACTAGATTACGCCCAGGAGGCACATTTATGTTTACATACAACGACGGGGGCAAGGTTTATGGCGCAAGAAATGTAGAAAATAAATTTAAGTGTTATACGCCAGGACATGAACTTGTAAAATTGGCCCAGGATATAGGCTACGTTATTACCAAGAAGTTTGATGATTTTGAAAATGTTAGCTGGTTAGAAATTACCAAGCCCGGAAAATTAAAAACACTTAAAGGCGGGCAAACTTTAGGTACAGTTAAAAGTTTTTCGCAATCAGAATTAAGCAAACAAGAAAGAGATGCAAAAAATAAAGCCAATGGGATCAAAGTTTAACCAAAATTCATTGACTTTTTTTACTAACATAATTATACTATCTAAATACTACTTCAAACGGAGACATACATGAGAGATTACTTACTTGACCTTGTTGAACACACATATGATTTAGGCTGTGTTGACCTTATTAAAATTGTTGGCACAGACAAAGAAACTACAGTCGAAGGACTAGCAGAAGACAAAAGTGTTGTACTCAAGGCAAAATTCGCTACACCTGTAGCAGAGTTTATGGGCACTTTTGGTATGCCTAATTTGAACAAACTTAAAATTTTGCTTAACATTCAAGAGTACAAAGAAAACGCAGAAATTACCGTGTCACGAGCTGACCGTAACGGTGAAGAAGTTCCAGTTGGCATGAAATTTAAAAATGCTGCAGGAGACTTTCAAAATGATTACCGCTTTATGGTAAGCGAAATCGTTAACGAAAAACTTAAAACAGTTAAGATGCGTGACGTAAACTGGACTGTAGAATTCGAGCCTACTGTTGCTAGTATTATGCGTCTTAAGATGCAAGCACAAGCAAACGCAGAAGAAACAACATTCCAAACCAAAACTGAAGACGGACACTTGAAGTTCTTGTTCGGCGATCACAGCACACATGCCGGCGACTTTGTGTTTCAGCATGATGTAGGCGGTAAACTCACCAAAACATGGCATTGGCCTGTGCAGCAGTTTATTTCAATTATGAATCTCAATGGCGACAAAACCGTACAGATCTCCGACGAAGGTGCTACAAAGATTACTGTGAACAGTGGAATTGCAACTTACGAATATATTCTACCGGCACAAAGCAAATAAAATGAAGACTTCACATAATCCTATTCTTGATCCAGTTATACAGAAAAGTGTCGAAAACTTTCATAAAAGCCAATCGCAGGAAACAGTAAAACTGGAGGATTGGGACAATAATTTGTATACAAGTACATTCAAAAATTGGATAAAATCCAGCAGTTACAACAGTGTATCAGGATTAGAACATTTTAAGTATGAAAGTTATTGTGTAGGTGCGCTAGATGCTATTACAAATTTTGTACACAGACATGTGTCAACAAAAAGAATAAGATTTAGCCAGGCTGAATTTATTGCAAGTAAAATTGCTACCAATCATGCCAAGGGCACATTTGTTTTCTTAGAAGATGACGATCTTAAAGAAGGGGATGCATTAATACTCAGTTTGCCTTTTGGCGGTAGCGGGTCTGTTCATGCCGATTACGATTTCTTTATCAACGAATGTAATAACAAAAATATCCCGGTACTAATCGATATGGCATATTTTGCAATAAGCTACGATATTCATGTAGATTTGAGCGCCGAATGTATCACCGATGTAGTTTTCAGTTTAAGTAAATGTTTCAACACAAGTCTTCGTTTAGGATATAGATTAACAAAACAATTTCATGATGATCTTATACAGTGTAATCATGATTTAAAACTTGTAAACAGATGGGCAATAAATACTGGTACAATGTTGCTAGATGCATATTCTCATGACTGGCTAGTTGAAAAATTTAAACCAATTCAACACAGTGTTTGTTCTGATTTGAATTTGATGCCGAGTAACACTTTTACATTAGCAGTAGGAAACACACACGATCATGCAGAATTTCAAAGGTATGGATATATAAGGGTTTGTATTACAGATGAAATTCACCAAAGACTTTGATTCGGATTTTGTTAATTGCGGTAAAATTAACGCAAACTGGGATATTATTTTCAAAGATCTCGAAACTGTCAAAGACGAACAAACTAAAAACTGGAGTATCATCCATAACAGTACATATGATGATGATGCTGAAGAAGTTTGCAATGAATATTTAAAGTACGGATACAACGAACACAATACAAAGTCGTGGAAAACAACAAATTTTGATCCGCCGATTACTTTTGATTGGTTTGATAATTTATCAAACCAATTGCCATTGGATAATCCAATTGTTACAATACATAGGCAAGATCCGGGTCAAACATTACCATGGCATTTTGATAGATTCTTTATGATGAAAAGACTTTATCCCGAAGACACTAGACCAATTTGGAGATTCCTTATATTCTTAGAAGACTGGAAAAACGGACATCTTTTGCAAATAGGAGATAGTATGCTTACTCATTGGACACAAGGCGATACTGTGGTTTGGAAGCCTGGCACTGAGCATCTAGCTAGTAACGTTGGACTAGAACTTAAATGGACTTGTAATATCACTGGATTTCTTAACATTTAAAAGCATCATATCTTCACAACCTTTGGTTAGACAAACAGGATTTCAATGATTAATCAAGATAACTTAACAGCAAAGCAAAAAGACTATGCAGTGTTCTTACCGGCTATTAGCAGCTTTTATGCAGCCTATATCGGCAAAGAACGCCACGGCCAGGGACTAGACCAAGGACGTTTGCCTGCAGGGTTAGGTAATATGGAAGCCATGAACTGGCTTAATGCTCAAGAAGGTTTGTTTCCGTACAAGTGGAGTCTGTATTCAGCAGGACACGCTAATCTCGATTTAAGCAAGCATGCTCCCAAAGAGGATATGATTCGGGCTCGTGATCCTAACACTGTTGTGCTAGCCGACTCGGGAGGATTCCAGATTGCAAAAGGTGTTTGGCCTGCAGACTGGACTAACCCTGCTGATAAAGAAGCAGAAAAGAAACGCCGAATGGTACTGGAATGGCAGATGGGCATTGCTACATATGGCATGACCATGGATATTCCAACTTGGACATTCCGCGATCCTAAAGCGGCTGACGCTAGTAATATTCGCAGTTATGATGATGCTGTTAATGCAACCAAGTACAACAACGAATACTGGATAAAGAATCGCGAAGGTGACTTGAAAATTCTGAACGTACTTCAAGGTGGTAATCATGCAGAAGCAGACCATTGGTATGAACTAATGAAAGGCTACTGCGACCCTGATCAGTATGAACGAGCATTTGATGGTTGGGGCATGGGAGGACAGAACATGTGTGATGTTCATCTTGTGTTGAAACGTCTTGTTAGTCTTATCCACGATGGCTTGTTAGAACCAGGACAGCATGATTGGATGCACTTTTTGGGAACAAGTAAACTGGAGTGGGCATGCTTGCTCACAGACATTCAACGTGCTGTGCGAGCAAATCATAATCCTAACTTTACTATTTCTTTTGACTGTGCAAGTCCTTTCCTTGCTACTGCTAACGGACAAGTGTACAACGATATTCGCATTGAGGACAGAGGCAAGTGGAGTTATCAGATAGAGCCCACGGCCGATAATAAAAAGTTCAGCAAAGACACTCGCAAGTTCAAAGATGCTGTACTAGCAGAAGGCATTCATAGTTTATGGGAAGACAGTCCGATCAGTGAACACATGACCATTGGTGATGTATGTTGGTATGCCCCTGGCGAACTAAACAAAATTGGCAAAGAAGGTAAAACTTCATGGGATAGTTTTACTTACGCACTGCTAATGGGACACAATGTTTGGATGCATATTGAAGCAGTACAACGTGCTAACAGAATGTATGACGACGGTGTAATTCCGGGCATGTTGGTACAGGAAACTTTTGATCGAGTTCTATTCCGTGATGTTGTGAATAGAGTATTCGAAGCAAAAGATCGTGCTAAGAGTATGGCTATTATTGAACAGTACAGCAAGTTCTGGGATAGTGTAAAAGGCACAAGAGGATTTACAGGCAAGAAGATTGTAAATGCACATTCACAGTTCAACAGTCTTTTTGATGTAGATGAGGATGACACTCCTGATGAGGAGTTTGACGAAACATTGCTAGATGCATTGGAGACAGGAAATGAATCTTAAGGATAGATTAAACTGGCTACAAGAACAACACAAAATGCTAGATCATAAAATTGATGACCTTACAAAACACACTGTGACGCACACAGAAGACGTTGCAGATTTGAAGAAAAAACGGTTGCAATATCGTGACGAAATTGCTACAATACAGAAACAATTACACGAAGAAACACACGAGCGATTAGATTGGGATGAATAGAGAAGGTCACGAGGATACAAATTACTTCTTGGGCACTGAAGTAGAACGTACACCAGCATTTGGAATGAAAACTTTATTTGTCGTAGGTGTACAGCCGATAGAAGACATCGAAAAGCATTTGTATGCAGGTATTGATCATATTTTCTTTGGTGCAAATCACAGTTTTGATCCTGCTGATGTTGACGAATACGAATCATGGGATAAAATGATCGGTTACTTCTTGGACAAAGATTTACTGTGTACATTGGATATTCCTATTACACAAGCAGAGCAATTCTTAGAAGGCCCATTGGTAGAATACGAAAACTTTATCCCACAACTGCGTGTTGCACTTCCGTATATAAAACAGTGGAACTACAACACAATGATCAAGTTGGATGATCGAGATTTTAAAGCAACCAATCCAGGAGTATGGTGTCATAGATTGCACGATCTAATGAGTAGAGATACTTACACTGACTGGAGAGATTACAAAGGCGATACAAAACTATGAACCAAGAACAACGAGCAATTATCGATCGCAGGGTAGAAAAAGCCCAGCGAGAAATATGGGTAACTTTTACCAAAGAAGGTGTACACAAGTACCCAGGTGCAGACACAGATCCAATGCTTGCAACAGGTGGCTGGGACGATGTTTCGTTCCTTGGTGTTCCTCATCGCCATATCTTTCACTTTAGGGTGTGCATTGAAGTGTTCCACAACGATCGAGACATCGAATTCATCCAATTCAAACGCTGGCTCGAGCGACTTTATAGTGAAGAGGGAGTGCTACAACTAGACTATAAAAGTTGCGAGATGATTGCAGATGAGCTATATATTAAAATAGCAGAACGCTATCCGGGCCGTTCCGTAATAATCAGTGTAGCTGAGGACAACGAGAACGGATGTCAAATAACCTACAACACAACTAGACCTAGTCAGTCAATTGTTATCTAATGAAACTACATGCATCTATTGCTATAAAAAATTATTTAAATTTTATCAAAATTAAAACTAATCTAGACAACGAAGAATTAGAGTTTAATTTACCGGATAAGAATGTAATGTATTACGGTCATGTAGATCTTTTTTTGTTATGGAAGGTTGCAGAATACTTCAAACCAAAAAAGATACTTGAAATAGGATTTCATGTAGGACAATCATTAGGACTTCTGTACGAAGCATCTCAGGCAAATATAACCAGTGTTGATATCAATTACGAACATCTTAACTTTTTTAATACAATTTATAAAGACGTATCATTTGAAATAAATCATATGCCTAGTAAAAATTATTCAAGTAGTTGTAAATTTGATTTTATACACATTGATGGTAGCATAAAGTTGGATGATATTACTGCAGATGTTAATACCTGTATTTCAAATTCTCACGAGGATACAGTAATAGCAATTGACAATTGTTATCAAAATTCAGTAGAACAGGTTTGTTTAGATAAACTAATAAAAAATAATTTTGTTCCTTTTTTAGCCGGGCACAGTATTATGTTTTGGCACAAACCTTCGCACGATGCTAATGATTTTTTAGACTACGGTCTACCAAAAGGCATAGATAGTATACTAACTTTTGAAAGTCGGGATTATATGAATAATATGATTGTAAAATCTTATTTTATGCCCGCAAAACTCAATAACAATTTTGCGCCAGGTGCCAGGTATCATGCTTGGAATCTTTTTACAAAAACCTTAAAACACTACAACATATAAGAGGAATCTTATGAAAAAACTTAACATAAAGCAAATCTGGCAAGATCTTGATTTATATCTCGATTTTTGTCGCAACTATGGGTACCGTTTCAACGAAGCGGATTTGTACAACAATAAAAAATATCCGTATCAGCAGTATCGCAAGTTTTTAGCTGGTAAAAATGCTAAAGACATGTGGAGCATTGACGCTGGTCGTCCGCCACGCAGGTACTAATCATGCGCAAGCTATACTACATGGGTCTCGAAAGTTATGAGGCCCGCTACACTCTTCAACTTACAGACTGGAACCGTAGGGTTTTTGAACGCCGCGGGTTAGACGTTGTGTATGTTCCTGGCGAAACCATTGATGACACAAAGGCTATCAGCGTAGGACAAGTGCTTGATGCACATGGACGTAGTTACTTTGCTATGAGTCAGATGATGAACCTTGTACAATTGATGCGTAATGGTGAAGTTACTAGTGAAGATGTAATCTATTTTGAGGACATGTTCCATCCGGGCATTGAGAGCTTGCCATACATTATTAACCAAGTTCCTCAAAAGGATCAGCCCATTATCTATGTACGTTGTCTAGCACAGGCCATTGATCCTGATGACTTTGTGCATGTTTGGGGCAATATGGCTGAATGGATGAGCACATACGAGCGTATGGTCAATCAAATTCCAGGTGTGCGTGTGCTAGCAACCAACGAAGAAATGGTTGCACACATGAAGATTGCAGGCTACACTGCTCCACTGTACAATATCTCAGGACTTGCATTTGGCAAAGAGGAAGTGCAAGAGCGTGTGGGTACGTTAATTCCGTTTGAGGATCGTGAACGCAGGGTAGTGTTTGGTGCAAGATTTGATCAAGAAAAGCAACCAGACTTTTTTATGGATCTTGTGGAGCGTTACACAGAAGCATACCCTGATACACAGTTTGCTATTTGTCAAGGCGGCCCACTACGGAGTAACAATCCAAAATACATTGAACGTGCAAGAGCACTTGAAGATGCAGGCAAATTGCAAATCTTTGAGAATTTGCAAAAGAATCAATACTACGCAATCCTAAACAACAGTCGTGTGATGTTCAACTGTGCATTGCAGGACTGGGTGAGTAACACCGTCAGCGAAGCAGATGCTTGCGGAACCAATGTGCTGTATCCTGCTTATCGCAGTTTCCCGGAAACGTTTGCTAACGACCCAGATCGACTGTATGTGCCTTGGAGTATTGATGATGCAGAAAACAAACTAACTAACTTGTTAAATGCACCACATCACAACATGGGTCTGATTAGTGACTGGAACAACGGCACTATCGATCGCATTGTAGACATCATGCTGGGCAATGGCGAGCAGTGGAATCGTGCAGGCAACAGATATCGAGATCATGTTGCAGGATCTAAATACGCTGTAGTAAAGATTGAGGATTAATATGGAAACAGTAGTAATTACAGGTGCAGGCGGATACATCGGCGGTCAAACTGCTATCGTGTTTCACAACGCAGGTTACCAGGTAATTGGTATTGATTCTAAAGAACCAGCGGTGGCTCTTAGAACATGCTTTAGCAAATTTTTAGTAAGTGATTTTTCCAGCGACGAAGCACTTTACATAATCGAAAAAGCTAACCCTTGTGCTATTGTTCACTGTGCCGGCACCAGTCTAGTAGGTCCTAGTGTACACAATCCTCGAGTTTATTATGAAAACAATTTTGTTACTACTAAAAAGTTATTGGACTTCTTAGTAGATAAGGATCTGTCTACAAAATTTATTTTTAGTAGCAGTGCAGCAACGTACGGAGAGCCAGTGATGATACCGTGTAGAGAAGAAGATCCTCCTCTGCCGGTTAGTCCATATGGCGAAAGCAAACTCATGGTAGAGATGATGTTGGCTAGCTATGAAAAAGCATACAATAAAAGATATGTTGCGTTTAGATACTTTAATGTATGCGGCGCTGATCCAAAAGGCAAGCACGGACAAGAGGAAAATGCTACACACATTATAGCTAGGATTTTACAATCTATAAAGTACAATCAAGATTTTACATTGTACGGTATACAGTATCCAACTTCAGACGGTACATGCATTCGCGATTATATACATATCGACGATCTGGCAAGAGCACATCTACTTGCAGTTGAAAATGACAATGTACAAGGTGTATATAACTTAGGCACAGGCGAAGGTTATAGCAACAAACAAATTATAGAAACTGCTTTCGAGGTTACAAGAAAAACTGCAACAGTAACTCAAGGTCCAGCTCGACAGGGAGACCCGGCTGTACTAACGTGCAGTGCTGAAAAGTTTTACAATACCACAGGCTGGAGTCCTATGTACGACTTGAAAAACATAATTCAACACGCATGGGACTGGTATAATAAGTAGTTAAATGTATAACGAAGCAGAGCTAGTTCACTGGATGCAGAACAAAACAAAGATTTTATTGCCTGCACAAGTAGATATAGACTTAACAAACATATGTAATCAAGATTGTTATTATTGCAACAGTGCTGACCACAGAGCAAGATTGCCTGTCCAAAAAGATTATCAGGAGTACATATCTTTACTAGACAAACTTGCCGGCTGGCGGGCACATAGTCCTAATAGTTACGGCACTACCCATACTATTACATACCCGGGAGGCGGAGAGCCAACTGTCTTAACTAACTACGAATCAGTAATCGAACATACCATCGATCATGGATTTCTTACAAGTCTAACTACCAATGGTACAAAATTACATAAATTATTACATAATGTAGATGTTGAAAAATTAAAAAAGATGGCCTGGATCGGAGTAGATATCGACGCAGGTAGCCAAGGATTATACGAAGAAATAAGACACAGTTTAGGTGGGTCCAGTTGGTTTAACCAAGTTAAAGAAAATGTCAAGACTGCAACCGACATGGGACTAAATGTAGACCTTAAATGCTTGGTAAATCCATATAATGACAACCAACAAGCAGTAAATGATATTTTTGAATATTCAAGAAGCGTCAAAGCACGTTTATTGTACTTTCGGCCAGTAATATATAATAACCAAGCGCATGAAATTTCTGATCAATATCGTAATTGGTGTTCTTTAGCCAGTCAAAATACTGGTGTCAAATACAAAATAAACACTACAAAAAATCAACCTAGAAAATATTATAAATGTCATCAGATGTTTCATTTTCCTATATTCTGCGCTGACGGAGAAATCTATGTTTGCTGTGACAACAAAGGAAATCCAGACTTTTCAATTGGCAAGTGGGACGAAAAAGATTTTCGTGATCAATGGATGAACGATAAACACCACGAAATATACAATCGCACTATGGTACAAATGTGCCAACCGTGCAGACCTAATGCTACTAATAATCGTATACAAGAAGTAATAGACCGCCCCGAGTTGATTGAGGTATTGTACAGATAATGGACAGACTAAGAAATGAAACTATTATTGTGTGGTGATAGTTGGATGCATGGATGTTATCAGATACCCGAGGTGTTGGAACCAACTCACCCAGGACTACAATCGTTTCTGGTCGAAGACGGGCACTCAGTAATAAATTTAGCAGTGCAAGGCAGTAGTAATGAACTACAATTACAAAAAATAGATACCTTTTTTAGTCATACCAACTGGCGTCCTGACGTTGTTATTTTTATGCAATGTGCATTGATGAGAAGATTTAGGAATTATACCAGCAGATCGTTTCGTCGACAGATACACGATGACATGTTATTCCGTGGTGTTTCTCGACAAGATTTTGATTTTAATGGTGATTCAGTTGAAGATATACTAAGTCCTATAGTTCATAAACTAGCTAAACAATTAGAAGCATATAATCTTCCTATCTTAATTGCTAGCGGCAATACAAAAATGCATCCTGTTTGGAACGATTACTTTGACCGTGTTTTACCATCAGGCGATGATCTTTGGGCAAAGCATACTGATAACAGTTATTTTAGCGACAGGGATAGCATTGAACGATTTGGACAGGTGTTAATGAAATACTGCCAAGATCATAGTAGAAAATTTAAGAAAGATTTAATGATACAGGCAATGGAAGATTTTACTACAAAATGGGAAGCGTGGCAGAATAACCCACGCTGGATAGCATGGGAGCATGGAAGATTAAATTGGCACCACGAGCTATATAAACGTGTTATAGAGATTTTATAGAAATGAATATTAAGGATTTTAACAACCCTTTTGATGCAATTAAGAAGTTTGAAAAAGAGTTTGCAGAATATACTGGCGCACCTTATGCAGTCACAACTGATTGTTGTACCCATGCGTTAGAATTAGCATTTCGAGTTGACGACCCTAAAACTACTAGTTTTCCTGCCAGAACATATCTTAGTGTTCCTATGCTAATGCACAAACTTGACATCGAATACACTCTCGTTGACCAGGAGTGGAAAGGAAGTTACTGTTTTGAAAATACTAGAATCTGGGATTGTGCAAGGCACTTGGAAGAAAATATGTATGTGCCAGGACAGATTCAGTGTTTGAGTTTCGGAAGAACCAAGCCATTGGAAATTGGCGTAGGAGGAATCATACTAACAGATGATTACAAACTTTACAAAAAGTTTAGTCGTATGCGTTATGACGGCAGAGATATTTTTGAATTTAGTCCGTGGGCAGATCAAGAAATATTCGAAGTAGGCTACCATTATTATATGAGGCCAGAGGAAGCCGTGATTGGACTTTCTAAATTACAAGCAAGAAACTTTACTCAGCAGTTGGACAAATATTATAACTACCCTGATTGCAGAACTATAACTATTAACAAGAGCACTTCAAAATGACTATTGTACCTACATTTCCAGTTACAGAATTGATTGACAGATATATTATTGCAGTTATAAAAAACGAAAAAGGCGGAGATAATCAAAATGAATTGGAGTTTTATGCGCATCAAATTAAGATTTATAATCTAGATACAATAGAACATCTTATTGCAGAATTAAAAAACATACATTTGGGAATTTGGGATTTAGAAAAAGAACTCAAAACAGGTACAGAACAAGACCTGCCTCTGGAAGAAATCGGACGAAGAGCAATAGCTATAAGAGACAAAAATTCACAACGTGTTAAAATAAAAAATACTATTGCTTCTGCATTAGGATGTTCTGTTAAAGAATTTAAAATTGATCATTTAAGCGGATGAACATTTACAATTATACAAATTTCAAGGGAATATGGGAAGACCTTGGATTTGATAAATCAAAAAATATATTTTATAACGTTAATTATGGAGTAGATTCTAGTTGGGACAAATTATTTGAACTCCCAGCATTTGATACCGCCGAAAAAATTTTTGTAGTATCGCACGAGTGCGATTCGCACAACTATATCAATAAAGACAATAGAATACAGACGTGGGACGGTACAGTAAGTAGCCACGAGAGGATTCATACATATTTGTTTTGGCTAGATTGGGTCAGACAAGTTGAAGAACACATGAGCCTTTGTAAAAAATTACTTCCTGCCAATAACAAGAATTCAGATATTTTATTTGATTCCTTATTAGGAACAATGTATGATCGCCCACATAAACAGTTTGTGTTAGAGTCTATACAATCGCATGGGATGAATAAGTTCATAACAGGATCGTGCAAATCGCAATGCGACACAATACCCGACGGTTATGTGTCAGGCGGCGAGCACGAAAATGGTAGTAATGTTTTAAACTACAACGGTCTGCAAACAGCGAATACAAGTTGTTTTGTACCTTATGATATCTACAATAAAACTTGGTATAGTCTGGTATGTGAAACTCGTGGTACCGGAGATAATTTGTTCTTTACTGAAAAAATAGCAAAACCACTTATTGCTGGTAGAATATTTGTGCTATTCGGACAATACCGAATGCTTGAAAAATTAAAAACCTTAGGATTCAAAACTTTTGACATAATAATCGACGAAAGTTACGACCAGGAACCTAATAATGAATTACGCTATAAAAAAGCATGGAACCAGATTGAATTTTTAATGTTGCAAGATCCATTGACGATGTATCAACAATGCAAGCTAATAATTGAGCATAATAAATCAGTAATACGAAATATCAATTGGTATGATATTTTAATAAAAGATATGTCTATGGTGGCAAATGGTGTATGTTATGAGTAAACTATGGGTTTTTGGGCATAGTTTTTCTCAACCTTTTTCATTGAACGAAAATGAAAGGTATTGGGCAGAATACTTGTCAGAATACTTAGGGATAAAAAAAATTATAAATTGTGCTAATGCTGGTTCAGATAATCTATATATTTTTCATAATATTTTAAAACAGCAAAGCAACATATCTAAAAATGATTATGTGATTGTCGGATGGGCACCTCCGGGCAGGAAATCATTTGTATACGATTGCAACAACAATTTGCATCAAGACTTACCAGATCATGACATTATAGTTTATCGAGACGACCCAGAATTTTTCAGAAGCTACAATAAACCAAAATTCTGGAGTTTAAACAGTGTAAAAAATTTTAAAAATGCTTTTAAAAAAATAAAAAATTTAAAATTTTTTGATGATTGGTACTGCCGATACTACAGCGAATACGAAGCAATCTTAAATCTCACTGCTTACACAAATTTTTGTAAGCAGAAATTTAATACAAACTACACTGCTTTTTATTTCAGCAAAGATGCAATTCCACTAGACGAATCTTCAGATTGTTTTTGTGCTTTGGATTTTATAATAGACCAAAAAGTTTTTATTTCAGCCAATGATGTACACCCAAACGCACACGGACATAAACTGATGGCTGATCAAATTTATCAAAGAATAAATTACCAAAATATCTTGCATTCATCTAAATAACATCTTACAATACTAAACAACTATAGACATCCCCGTCTATAACTCGGAGAGAAAATGAAACAACCTATAAGTGAAATTATTACAAAACGCATACAAGATTTTAACGGTCGTTATTGGGCTGGAGATAATATCAGCGAGTTTATCAATGCCGAGGAAAAGGCACAACTCATTGATGAATTGACACACAAGTTTGAAAGTGTACTTGACAGTTTAATCATTGATCGATTTAATGATCCTAACAGTCAAGATACAGGCAGACGTCTTGCTAAGATGTATGTAAACGAAATCATGAGCGGACGTTACGAGCCGCGACCTAATGCTACAGCATTTCCGAATCATACCGATGAACCATACGACGGTATGTTGGTGGTGCGAAGCGAACTTAAATCAATGTGCAGTCACCATCATCAACCTGTTGCAGGTGTAGCATACATTGGCATTATTGCCGCTGATACATTGATTGGGTTGAGCAAATACACTCGTATTGCTCAATGGTGTGCTCAACGTGGTACACTTCAAGAAGAGTTGGCAATGGACATTGCTCGCGAAATCATGGATGCTACAGGCTCAACAGATGTTGGGGTGTACATTCAGGCCACTCACGGATGTTGCGAAAATCGCGGAATTCGAGCGCATAGTTCATTGACACAAACCACAGTTCTCAAAGGTGCATTTAAAGAGGACAGTGCGGTTAAGAAGGAGTTTATGGATAACATCAAGCTCCAACAAGAGTTTGCACCAAGATAAACCGAGGTAACATATATGTTAGAAAAACTATTTGGGCTTGAGAAAGCAGGTACTACAGTAAAAACTGAACTACTTGCTGGACTTGCCACATTCTTAACAATGGCTTATATTACTGTTGTTAACCCTGCTATCCTAAGTTCAGATGGCACAGGAATGGCATTTGGTGCTGTGTTTACAGCAACTATTATTGCCGCTATGGTCGGTACGCTGATCATGGGACTATGGGCCAACTGGCCTGTGGCACTAGCACCAGGTATGGGACTTAATGCGTTCTTTACATTTGGTGTAATCTTTGGCATGGGATACACATATCAACAAGCACTAGCCGCTGTATTTGTAGCAGGTGTAGTGTTTATTGCTCTTAGTGTAACACCCGCTCGAAAGTACATTATCAACAGCATTCCGCGAAGCATGAAACTGGGTGTTGGAGCAGGTATTGGCTTGTTCCTTGCTATTATTGGTTTGAAAAATGCCGGCGTAGTAGTAGACAATCCTGCTACACTTGTAGGACTTGGCGATGTAGGCAGTGTTCCTGTGCTTCTTGCAGGACTGGGCTTTGCTATTATGGCTATCCTTGATAAGCGCGGAGTACCAGGTGCAGTTATTATTGGTATCCTTGCTACTAGCATTATTGCTTGGGTAACAGGCTTTGCTGAAATGGGCGGAGTTGCTGGTGCTATTCCAAGTCCTGAACATGCATTTAGCTTGGACTTTAGTTTGATTGCAACAGCAGGATTTATTGGTACTGCATTTGCTTTCTTGTTTGTTGACTTCTTTGACACAGCAGGAACACTTACTTCAGTTGCTAACCTCACAGGTAAAGTAAACAAAGATGGCGAAGTTGACGGTATTGATCGTGCAGTAATGGCAGACTCGGTTGCAACAACAGTAGGTGCGTTAGCAGGTACAAGTAACACTACTTCATACATTGAAAGCGGTGCAGGTATCAAGGAAGGCGGCAGGACTGGACTTACAGCAGTTACAGTAGCAGTGCTGTTTGGTGCTTGTTTGTTCTTTGCTCCATTAGCACAAAGCATTCCTGCTTTCGCAACAGGCGCCGCATTGGTGTTTATTGCAACCTACTTCTTGCGTAACATTGCAGACATTGCATGGGACGACGTAACAGAGTATGCACCCGCAGTACTAGCGGCAGTCCTAATGCCACTTACATTCAGTATTGCACACGGCATTGCACTTGGTTTCATTGCATACGCAGTGATCAAAGCACTAAGCGGTAGACAAGAAGACCTCAACGCAGGTTCGATTGCTATTGCTGCAATCAGTGTAATTTACTTTTTAGCAGTTTAAAAAGCTAACATGAGTCTCCAAAGTGATAACAATAAGAAAACTTTGGAGATTTCTTGCGTTTCTGATTGTATTATTTTATACAACAACGCAGAAATACACCCCCCGTATGATATTCATTTTGAAGTAGGCGAACACATACTGGAAATTTTCTGCGATGCCGGTAATATAAGATACATAAAAGTATTAGAACAGTTGCTAGATCGTAAAAAAGCCATTAAAACAAAAAACGGTACTATGTTTGTATTTGACGTTATTAGCAGTCATGCAAACTTCAGTAAGCATACAGGTAATTTTGGAACATTGATGCTGAGAAAAGACAGAATAAAAATATGATACATGTATTCGATGATTTCACACAATTACAAAGAGTTATTCTAGGGGACATTAACCTTGGATTACTTGAACACGTCAACCCTCTGTATAGAACACAGATAGAAGATATATTTCAAACTACTGTACAAGATTTAAACAGTATGAAAAAAACGTTTGAAAGTTTAGGCATTGAAGTACACAGGCCTGTTATAAAAGAATCTCACAGCAAAGCAATTGAAACTCCATACTGGCGAGAAAATGGTATTCGAAATGCACTAAGTCCACGTGATAGTTTTGCTGTAATCGGTAATACACTATTAGAAGCCGCAAGTCATAAACGTTCTGCACACTTCGAAGATTTATACTACAAAGAACTGTTTGTTAAACTGTTTAAAGAAGGTGCTCAGTGGATCAGCATGCCCAAGCCAAGTTTAGAAGACAGAGACTTTGACAATGATGATTATTTGAACAATCTGCAACCTATACTGGATACAGCACAGATTGCAAGACTAGGCGACAAATTACTAATAAGCACCAGTGGTGCAGGTAACATGATGGGTGTTGAGTGGATACAAAGACACTTCGGGGATCGTTTTGATATTGTGGTAATGGATCCATGCTTTAGCGGACACATGGATGCACAAGTAAAAATTATACGTCCTGGACTAATAATAAGTCCATACCCAAAAGAAAAGCACCCTGACTTTATGCAAAACTGGGATATTATACCTACACAAATTTTTGGTAAAGCGCCAGAAATAGTAGACACAGAATTACAAGATGACGATTGGGACAACACATATTTCCAGTCAAGTATGTTAAGCTACGATGAGAACACTGTTTTTGTTTTTGAACACTATAAAAAATTGTATCCAGACTTTATCAAACTGTTGGAAAGCAAAGGTGTAGATTGTGTGTTCTTGCCGTTCACGCATCAATATTGGTTTAGCCAAGGTAGTACATGTATCACATGCGACTTGAACAGAAAAGGAAGTTTTGAAGACTATGCACAATAATACACTGTGGCTAGACTTGATTAAAGATCCAGATTTTTATCAGCATGCCGAAAATGCTTATCAGCAACATTTAGCAAACAATACCCCTGACTATACACTACATCGAGGATTGGTTGATCTCAAATGGGATCACTATCTACGTTACAACCCAAATCAAAAAACATTTTTCACCAAAGAAAAGAAAGGTGTAGTACGCCCAGATGCAGAGCAAGAACATGTTGCAAGTAATGTAATGGGAGAGCATCACTTCTTGGATGGAGATTCTGAACTAGACGAAATATGCAACCAGTTGAATTTGGATTATGCTGATGTAACTCTTAATAAACAACTTCCGGGTAATCAAGTTGGAGTACATGTAGATTTAAATCGCAACTTGTTTTTAAAATTTTACCCGGATGAAACTGCTACAGCAACAGTAGGCGAATTGAGAAAATTCATTGTATTTTTAGAGCCGTGGAGTTTAGGACAGGTATTTTGTTTGGGCACCAGTGCTCTTACGGATTGGCGACAAGGCGATGTTATAGAATTTCCTTGGCACATGCCACACTATACTGCAAACTGTAGCAAAGCGTCTCGCAGTATTCTTTTCATTGCAGGAGTTAAATTCAATGATTAAATTTATTCCTATTAGTCGTATGTTTGAACTTGTAAAGGATGAGTATTACTCGTGTCTTGAGGATGTATACAGTCGTGATGGGCAGTTCGAAGGTGAGTATTGTGTTAAAAGCGAACAGTTTCTACAACAACTCACAGGAAGAAAACACGCACTACTAGTAACCAGCGGCACTGCTGGTATTATTGCAATGCTGTTAGCACAGGGTATCGGCCCGGGCGACGAAGTAATTTGTATCAACTACAGTTGTCCTGCTACTGCAATGCCCATTAAGGTTGTAGGTGCAACTCCTGTGTTTGTAGATATCAATCGCTATGGACAAATGGATTTAACAAATATCAAAAGCAAAATCACAGAGCGTACACGAGCAATCTTAACTACAGGACTATATGGTGATAGTTTTGACTATGATGCTGTTAAAGACTTGGGTATTCCTGTACTAAACGACAGTGCTCAAAGTGTGTTTAACAAATACAAAGGCACAGAAAATACAAAACTTGGACGAATGAGTATCTTGAGTTTCAGTACCAACAAAAACATTCCTGTATTTGGTACATACGGAGCAGTATTCACCGACGATGAAGATCTTGCAAAAGATTTATACATCATCCGTCGAAATGGATATCTAAATAGAGATGTAGGCGATGCTATTAATCATGTTGGATTCAATGCACAACCACACGCAGACAAAAGTGCTCAATTGTATTGTAGTCTACAACACGCTAAAAGTTTTCACAATCGCAGAGCAGAAATTGCTGAATACTATCGCAATGAATTAGCAGAGATAGGTGTTACTGTTAGACCAAGCCCTGACTACAGTGAAACAAACAATCACAAGTTTACTATCATGGTAGACAACAAATACAGTTTTAGAGATAGAATGATTGACAAAGGTGTGGAAACTCAACTACACTATACCTATAATTTTGCTAATGCACCTGTGTTTGAACATCCAGCAGGAAATTATCCTTTTACAGATCTATATGTAAAACATGCGATAAGTATTCCGTGTAGTCCTTGGCACACAGATTCAGAAGCAGAACAAGTAATAGACGCTATCAAACAATGCGCACTTACGGAAGATATAAATGTACAAATCTGAACCACAAGCATATTTAGATTTATTAAACAAAGGCAATTATGATCAATCGTTTGCGGAAGATGTAAATCCTTACTATCTACGAGCTCCACTTTTTAGACTAGTAGGTGATTGGGATCCTACAACAGTTGAAGTGTACAAAGAAAAGCGCACCAGTGGAGCAATAACTGTTGAACAGCAAGCAGTCAATGGCATGACGCTAGAAGATCGCTATGTAGAAGGTTACGCTGATGATAGTAGCTCTTGGCTTCAAAATCTAATAAAAGCATTGCCTTTTGCTAAAAGCAGAAGCCTAATACATATACAAAAGCCAGGGCAGATGCATGTACTACACATGGATGCAAACTACGGGAATGGTTTTTGGGACTATCTTGGCGAGGACAAAGATACACGTCTTGCAAGATTAATGATCATGCTAGATGATTGGGCGCCTGGGCAAGTGATGATGTTTGGCGGTAAACATATACATCATTGGAAAAAAGGTGATGCTATCTATTTCCGCTGGCAGGATCTCCCACACGGTACTGCTAACTTTGGACACACAAATCGTCCACTGTTGTTAACCACAGGAGAAATTACTCCAGGATTCGAAGCATTGTTAAAACAAGATGTTGTAACGGAAATATATGTATGAATTTTATACAAGGCGTATTCAAAGATGTAGACTTTCCTAGTGTTGTAGAAAAATATAAACCACATGCCAAGTACATGCATGAAGGAATGCACAGCAGTATAAATCTTGAAGATCCTGATGTTAGAGATAGTATGATGCTATATTTGCGTCACGGGCTTAATCCTACTCGTCCGCTAGGCAAAAGACACAAGTTTAAACCCAACGACGGACATTACCCTGAATTGGATGCTGTTATTGAACAAATTGGACTAGCAGAATGCCAATGTGTAATCATGAGTCAAGAGCCAGGTATGTTCAACATGTGGCATACAGATGAATACGGCAGTTATGGCGACAGAGACAAAAGCCAAATCCGTAGAATGCTGGTGTTTCTCACAGACTACGAGCCATGCCAATTTTTGCAATGGGGAGACACTGTGTTACAACATTGGAGTGCAGGCGATCTAGTTTGTGATTGGGGCAAACTACCACACGGCACTGCAAATGGCAGTGAACACACACGAGTAATGCTTAGATTAACAGGTGTTACCTCAGACAAATACAATTCTTTCATCAAAAGTGTAAAAAAGGTTGACTAGTAACCAAGTTTATCCTATAATAATACAAATGGGTAAACTTATGGTGCTAGACAATGCGTATTCCATTTCAACTTTCAGTATTAGCTTCGGCTGTGATGCTTACCGCATGCGGTGGTGGCGGTGGCGGTGGCGGTGGTAACACTAATACCGGCACAGGATATATTCGTAGCAGTGTAGGCTACGCTACTCCAAGTCGAATCAATCATTATGCTCCTCTCGAAGGCACAGGTGTAAATGCAACTGTCAGCGATGTCTTTGTAAAAGATTTAAACAACGACACAGTAGATGAAGTAGTTGTGGGCGGACGTATGAGTCAGCCAGCAACAGCCGCAACATGGCGTAATACCAATCTACAGTTATACGGCTGGAACACTGGCAGTTTCTCTAACGAAACCAGCACATGGTTTTCTGGAAACGACAATGAGATTGTAGGCTCTGAACCTAGCATCAAGTTTGGTGACTTTGACGGCGACGGCAACATTGACATGTTTTCAGCGCCATCAACAGATATGAGTGCATTATATGCCAACCCAGTTGTTTTCCACAACAGCGGCACAAACAGTTTTACTCGTAGCACAATTAACACAGGCGGTGATAACTGGACACACGACAGTTGGGTAGGAGATCTAAACGGTGACGGACGTGACGATATTGTCATGAGCAATATTGGAGGCACCGATCGTATCGTTGTAAGCTATGGTAATGCAGACGGAACTTTTGATACTCATACTGGTAATATTGGCGGATCAGGTATTAGTATTGCCGACTACTTGAATGATGGCACTAATACCATCATACTAACAGATGCTCCTACAAGTGTACAAAGCGACACAAAACTTTACAGTTTTAATGCAGTAGGCGGTACTGTAACGCTCACAGAGGTTGCAACTCTCCCAACAAGCTATTTCCACAACGGAAATTTTGCATCCGAGCTAGCAACAGCAGGTACTGCACCGCACGAAATTCGCAACTTTACAATGGATTTCAACAGCGATGGCGTTGAAGACGTTGTTGTAGTAAGTAATCTCAGTGGCAACGGTGTAAACCTAAGTGCTATGCAGTTTTTGCGAAACGACGGTGCAGGATCTTTTACCGACGTAACCGACAGTGTACTAGTAGATTATGATCACGATATTCAAGCAAGCTATCAGCCTGTGCTCGTTGATATCAACAACGACGGCTTAGATGATATTTTGCTTAGTGCAAGCGATGACATGAGCGGAGGATACAATGACGGTACCCGGGTGCTAGTTCAAACCAGTGATGGCAAGTTTGTACAAAAGTATGAAAATGTATTCAAAGATTTTTACAACCAGATTTACGACAGCACTAGCAATGCATTAAACTGGGGACAGCCAATCAATATTGTTGTCGGACCCGATGGTGAAAAGTATCTGTTTAGTACGGTAATGTACAATGATAGCGGCAACGTTAAAGCACATACCTACTTGGCTAAGATTGGCACAACAGGTACAATTTCTGCACAAAGCGCCGCTGATGTTATTGCAGCAAATTGGCCTTACCTAAGTGCTCCAGAAGTAAACAGTGTACTAGCAAACACAAGTCCGCTGAGTTTAGATGG